TGACGAGTGACGAGTGACGAGTGAGTTTTGAAACGTTTTGGAAAATCAAAAAAAATTTTTTTTTTGAAAAAGAAAATTTTTTAGTCAATTTATTTTATTTTGAAAAAAAAATCAGAAAATGGATAATGGGATGGAATAGAAAACCCACTCGTCACTCGTCACTCGTCACTCACTATTAATCAATAGCGGGAGCGATTTTCAAAAAAATGAAATTAATTATTTAAACAACGATTAATATACAAACACAATGGCATACATCTATATTGATACGGATAAGCAAGGAGAGAAGTCGCTCTACAAGAAAGAGGATATTTACAAGTCTAGTATGCATAAAGATGACTGGAATGAGATCAAAGACTTACCCCGTGCAGAACGTAATCGACGTTTGTTTACTATTGAAGAGGTAGACGTTATCAAGATTCTGTTTGTTAAAAATACAGACAAGGTTCGTGTCTACCTAGGTCTTAAAGAACCTATCTTGAAAGAAGAACAGCCTGTAGCACATATCAATTTATGTGCAGATTGTGAAGACGATAAATGCGACGGTACAGAATGTTTTCTTCCTGAAGGGTATGTAAGAAGTATGGTATTCGGAGTACGTTCTCAACCACGTATTGTACTACCATTTATCCCAATGCAACCGAATGCTTAATTATTAATCTACCTAAGATTAATAATGGAATACTATGATGCGGATCAAACAGATGTAAAGGATGACCGAGGATATTTAATATATATATTTAGTACAGCACGCTATGGACACCACAAACCAATTTATATGCATTACTATCGACTCGAAACATTTCCATTTACCAAATACATTTTGTATGGTAATGGTACGTGGAGATATACATGGTAGTTACCACAATAAATGCTTGGCTAATAATTCATTTATTGTATCCCGAGTATGTCTCTTGTGATACAATTCGCGACGTTTATCAGCGTATGCTTTTCCCTCTACTTTAAGATACGTTCCATAATCGGGATAACCAGTAGCTCCTATCGATGCAATGAATTCACCTTGTTTAAATACATCAATTTTTTTCTTGGGATTCGTAGAGATTTTTACTTCAACACCGATCTGCTTAGCTCTATCTCTAGTATGTTCAGTAATTTGATACATTTACTATTATAAATATAAAATGTATTTCTAAAAATATTATATATATGTAATTATGTTAATTACATGTCCTCATTGCCAATGTGAGGTGTTTTTAGAAGACTTGGGGTGTCGCATCTTCCGTCACGCGTCGTATAAAACCAACCTTGAACCCATCCCTCCGCATACCTCGGAAGAAGAGTGTAAAAAACTCGTCGAAGCTAATTTAGTATATGGTTGTGCCAAACCATTCCGACTCAATGAGAAAGACGAGGTCGAAATATGTGATTATATATAACTCATTCGCAGTACGGGATTCTCATAGTCACAACCCCATCATAATCGGTGTTCAATTCCTTACGAAGATGGTTCATTAATGTTTCGTATTCATCTTTGTCATAGCCGTCTAGCATAGCTAGGATTCGATGGATAACATGACGCCCGCAACTATTATTTTTTGAAGTTAATTTTTGATAAGGTGTCGAGTTATACACTCCACCAACCTTTGCTAACATGTGACTAAGGACAGGCGTCCCAGCCCCTAGCTGTTGTCTAGTAGCCTCATCAATCCATTTCAATGGAGCATCTGGTTTGCCTCCGTACGGGTCGAAATACTCGTACTTACCATCGTACTTCATGACACACACCCAGTGCCCCACGTTTGGACTAGATTCATAAAGAAGAACAACGAAATCCCTTGGCTTGGGTAGTAGTGCTTGTAAGCTTGGAAAATGAGACATTTCTCGATAGGTGAGAATTCTACAGTGTGGAAGATAAAATTTTATCTCTGTATCGCTCATCGGATCCTCTTTCGTCTGCGCCAGTTCTGTCTTATTCATATGCTCAGCTTGTATCGAGTCCATTTCTATTTATACAATAGAAATAAAAGAAATATGCTCATAGTTCAAAAATATATTCATATTTTTTTTTAATCTTCATTTTTTATGTTTTTTTTATATTCTTCAAATATTATCTTTTTAAAGAGATAGAATCGACTTCTCCATTTATCTCCCCCTGCCATTTTCCGGGAGAATTTCCCATCTACAATAGCTTGCTTCACTATCGGTACTGGTATGAGATAAATTGAATTCGTTCCCACCTCAAAAATAGCATAAATGTCTGCTTCAGTCAATTCAATTCCAGATGGTTCATCATTGCAAGCATACTCTATGCATAGATAATTCGTCCTCCATGTCAACCTATCTGCCTTGACTTCATATAAAAGAGTATTCCCACCCTGTACCATTTTCAAGTCCCACCCCTTACAGTTACCTTCACTTTGAATAAATTGGTCTGGTTTGAGATACTCTACTAGTTTTGATTCATAGATTTGTCCAAATTTCAGATCTGTAGCAAATGGCATTTGTTACTTTTTTACTTATAAACATTTTAATGTAAAAATGTTTTTTAATCAGATAGAATATTTCTTCTCTCAGTTTCCTTATTATACCATTCTGTAATTTTCTTAATATTTTTCGGTGTAAAGAACGCATGCAAGTACTGGATGAATTTATGATCGTCCTCGACTAGGGTGTACCCCTCCTGTGGTGTATAAGTTGTGGTTAAGTGATAATTCTTATGGCATTTTTTCCAGACAAGATTTAGGTAGATGTTGTGGAATAATGTTATCTTGGTCATCTTGGTGTACTTCTTCTCCTCGAACATTTTCATGTAGGTCGGCACGAGATGGTAGAAGATGTGCTTGGTGATATGGTCCAATTCGGCGTCGTTACCATCAGCTAATCTAATCTCCATTGTATATATATATACTTCTTTAAAAAATAAATTATTTTTGTAACTGCCACCAGCCGTCGTTACCGCCCACCCGAGTAAATTTAGAATTCTTTTTATCGTCAATAATAAAGATACTTACTTTCGTGGGGATTCTACGTTCTTCTTCTACAACAACATTCTTGGTGAATTCAGTGGGTGAGAGTTGTTCGACTAGCTTACACCATGCATTGTGTAGGGTCCGACGAGTGACTACCATCGGCTGAGAAGATATGCTTGGAATGATGATGATATTTTCCTCGACTAAGTCTTCTAGTAGTACTGGGTATTCTTGTCGGTACATTTAATATTGGTAAATATTAAAAATTTAAAACATATTTACGCCCGTCTCGATAGTGGATATACAATTGGCACAATCGGTACATGGTTGTAGTCAGTTTTTTACTCTGGAATAAATATTTGCGAGACAACTTAGAAAAGATACCCAAGCCCTAGGTTTCTTTATACGTTTGGCCAAAAGTAGTTTTTCCCAGTCCTGTTTGTTGGCCTGTTTTTCCGGAAATTTCGCAAAGATATTATCATGCTCCACATCAATATCGTCCATCTCGAATTTATGACAATAGACAATGATATTGTACAGGTGGCGATGAGGTACTACTTCTTTCATGATGGCATATCTATCGGACTTTTCACGCATGTCGAACACGAGAACATCCCAATCGAATGCGTCCACGGGAAGATTCTTATGGAGACTGTCTTCGTATTCAACCAAGTTGTATCCCTTGAACAGAATTAGATCTTCAGGAGATAAATCCTTGGTGATGAGAAGCACAAATTTTTTCACAACATTGACGGCAGCTGCAAACACAGGGATAGGTTGAGGTGGTGGTTGAGGTACATCTGCTACAACAGAAGCAAGATGTAGGATCGGTGGGAGTGGATTCATTTAATGATAAGAAACATAATATATTTTTTTATTTCGCCGTCAATGAATTGACAACCATGGTTAACGTTGTGAGGTGGGCGTTAAGAGCATCCAATTGAGTTTTTAATAAAGAAATGGTGGTTTCTTGACTAGCAACTGTGGTTTCTAATTTAGAAATGATGGGTTCTTGACTAGCAACTGTGGTTTCTAATTTAGAAATGACACCAACTTGTTCTTGGAATGCAAGTACGAGACGGGACGTGATTTCGTTATAGTCCATACCGAGATGACGAGGAATCAACTGGCCATTTTCATCTTTCTTGTAGATAACATTACCGTTCGCATCAACTTTTGGTTTGTAACTACGTCTGGTAACATTTCCGCTTGCATCTACTTCATCCTCCGTTTCGTACTGGAATTTATGTTTTTTACCATCAACGCAGCCTGGCATGACGAGTTGTACTTCATCAGCGATAAACCCAGTGTAACGCTTGTACGGATCGAACTGTAAATCAAATGAAACCGGTTTTAATCCCATAATGGTGTCAGTAGAACCAGAAGTAGGAAGATAAATAATATTAGATTTGACACGAATATCACTAACACTATTAACTTGTCCTGTTGCAGTATTTTGAAGAGTTCCTGCAGTTGTGTATCCTGGTAGATAAAAGCCATTAGCACTAGTGGCAATAAGAGCAGTACCAGTTCCAAAACCAACATTACCAGCCCCGCCAATGATAGTTTCATAACTAGTAGTAGCAGATGAAGGTCTATTATTATTGCCTATACAGATATTAAAAGTACCAGTTGTTATAGTATATCCAGCTCCAGCTCCAATTCCAACATTATGAGTACCAGATGTTAGACCTATAAGAGTTTCATGTCCGAGTGCAACATTATAGTCACCTGTAGTTGGTGTTGTTGTATTATATAACGCCACGTTTCCTATAGCAGTATTATAACTTGCAGTTGTTATATTTCTACCACAATTAAAACCAACACAGACATTTTTTGTTCCCGTTGTAATTCCCAACAAAGAACCACATCCGACTCCTGTATTATCTGAGTTACTCTGTCCAGAAGCACCTTGTCCTGCAGAAAGTCCTATGTATGTATTACTACTACCTGTTTGATTTCGGTATCCAGCATTTAACCCAACATATGTATTATCTATTCCTGATGTTAGTGAAAAACCAGCATCTTTTCCAACAATTGTGCAAGCAGAATAAGTAGAAACACCAGCAACAGCACCTTTTCCAGCATCTCTTCCAACACATACATTGTTAGAACCAACTGCGTATAATCCACTCGACATTCCTACACAAGTATTATCTGATGACGAAAATGTAGATACGCCAAGCCCAGCATCTTTACCTATATTAGTATTTCCAGAACCTGTCCTGTTATAATATCCTGCGCTAAACCCCATAATTGTATTATCAGCCCCTGTAGTATTATCTGTTGCAGTACCTTCGCCAATAAACGTGTTTCTTAATGCTCCAGAAGCTAAACCTACTGGAAACACCCTCCCGAGGTACAATGTAGTAAACGTCGTATCGTAGTTTAATTTTGCATTATTGATCAATCCTGATGTTGTAAGAGTAGTATTTGTTATCGTAGGAAGACTAGCCGTCCCGTTCGGAACACTCAACGCTGTAGCACCGGTACCATTCGCCCTAAGAATTGATGCCGTACCATTCAACGTAATGGCCCCATTCGTCGTCCCACCTACTGCCAATGTATTCGAGACGGCACTGTACGTGAAATGTTGGTTTGAATCGGTATTGAGGGCAAACGTACCCGTGGTAGAACTCGTATTGGTAATAAATGGGACGTTACCGTTACCTCCAGTTCCACCAGCAATTGCAATAGCTACACCACTGGTTGCGGAACCGACGGTTAACGTACTCGAACCATTGTTGATAGTAGGAGTCACAATCCCACCTGAAGTCATGCTTCCATATACCAATTGTCCATTGCTAGCAGTTTGTCCATTTGGAATTGCAGTTGGATTTGTGGTATCGACATTGAAACTCCCTACGTAACCTGTGACGGTAGGTGATATTCCGTTAAATAAAGCGTTTGTCGTACCACTTATTGTAATGACTGTTCCAATTGGAATGGAAGTCGCAACAGGATTGATCAATTGAAATGATAAATTACCACCAGAAGAAGATACAGAAAGTGCCAATAATTGTACGATTGAATTCGTAATGAGACCTGCTGTGACTTTACCAAATGTTGAACCTGCACTGTTATCGGTAATACCACCACCTGTTGTTATGGTACTAGTAGCATTAATTAGATTAGTAGAAAGAAGACCTGAGCTTGCATTGTAAGTGAGTGGAAGGGTACCACTTGTAAAAACAGTAGCGGCCGTACCCACGGTTGACACGAAAGGAATAAAAAAAGATGAATTCGTGTTACTAGCAGTAGCGACGACTTGACTAGCAACCACTGAACCCGTTATGTTTGTAGCGTTTAATGTGACACAGGTAATAACACCTCCGTTTGTAATATTAAAGTTATTCATGTTGAGATTGGCGGTAGCTGGGTTCTGAGGTAATAACTTGATCGCGGCAAAGAGATTGTTCAGAAGCAACGCCGTATTCCATGACATTTATAGTATATAAAGAAAGAATTTTTTTTATATATTTAGTAGTAAATAAGTCAATGAGTCTTAATTTAGATAAGAAAGGCCGTGCTCTTGCCAAGATTGAGGGAGGCAAGTACAAGGACAAAGTTATCTCGGTTACTTCCAGCATGGCGGATGTAGAAGACATCAGTGCGTCTTTTACACAATTGCAACTACCAGAAAAAGACGGTGGTAAATTTCAACAAGTACCTGATACCCATACCGAACGACAAATTTTATATATTACTGGTGCCTCCGGTAGTGGTAAATCCACTTATACTGCTAGCTATGTGAAACTCTACAAGAAAGCATTTAAGAACAACGACGTTTTTGTTTTCTCCGCATTAAAGGACGATGAAAGCTTGGATGTCATTAAACCTAAACGCATTGATATCAACGATAGACTGGTGACAGACCCGATAAAGGTCGATGAATTTAAAGATAGCTGTGTTATTTTTGATGATATTGATGTCATCAGCAATAAGAAGCATCGAGACGCTGTGTATACCCTACTGAATGAAATTTTGGAAACAGGTCGCCATTTTAAAATTACATGCGTTATTACTAACCATTTGGCAACAGGAGGTAAAGATACAAGGCGTGTTCTCAACGAGTGTCACTCCGTCACCTACTTTCCTCATAGCGGATCCAACGTCGGATTGAAGCGTCTTCTAGTGGATTATCTTGGTCTTGATAAGAATACTATTAAAAAAATAAAGAAAAGCAAGTCCCGTTGGGCTACTATATTTAAAAACTACCCGACGATAGCAATGACGGAACGGAACTTGTGGTTGTTATGTGAAGATGAAGAGAATGAAGATTAAACGGGGGTATGGGGTATAAGGGGTGGGGGTATGTTGTTTTTAGTATTATTAAAAAATATAGAAATTTGAATTTTATATATATATATATATATATAAATAAAGATACCCCCCACCCCCTCACCCCATACCCCCCGTATATATATTCTTCGTCACTCACTACTAGTAAAAATGTTTTCTTTTTTTTTATATTTACATATAAAAATGGAAGCATTACTAAAGGAGTACGACTCAGTCAGTAAAGAGAATGCCGGCCAGACATTAACCCATGAAGAATTTAAATTGTGGCAATTGAAATTGGACGCTATCATTAAACAGATGGTACTAAAAGAAAGTGGTGGACCTAAGATCTGTGTCCATTGTAAGAGTGAATTCATTGGATTTGGTAATGACGCCGAACCCGTTCTAAAAGGTATGGTCTGTGATACATGCAATACATTCTTTGTGGTTCCTAGTCGATTCGCCAAGATGTTTAGTCATTCTTAATGTAGTTTTTTTGCATCCCTAGGGAATGTGACATGGCCTTGGAGTCTTCTTTCATTTCTTCGTTTACTGCTCCGTATTTCGAAGAGACGTACGAATGTCTCAACATACTACTACCGATGGACTTTCCAAAAATTCGATTCAGAATACGTGTAATCGAATTAACTTTATCTAATGGTTCACCGTCTGAATACACAAGAAATGGAACTACTGCATTCTTTGCTAGTTTCTTCTTGAGTAAAGGATGAAACTTCATGTACATTTCAATGATTTGGAATAGTTCTTTTGGTATATCAAGTACAACTTTGCCCTCTTTTTTAAAAGTTTTGAAGACGTTGAAGATGAATTGTCGCTTATCAATATCGAGGAAATTCACGTCTTCACCACGTGGAGCATGCGTAATCACCATGTTTTGGAATTCATTTCGGCGAGGTGGGATAAGGACGTATAATGCTAATACCATAAAAGAAAGAATAGCATTGTATTCTCGTTCCGTAACTGTTTTTTGGTTGAATAGAGGTTTGACTTTATCTTGTACATCATGAAATACCTTGACGACTTGGTCCCAATCAAGCCAATTCTTTTCTTGCGTGTCAGTCTTTTCGTTTTTTGATTCTTCTTGTCGTTTTTCTTTATTCTTCTCCATCATCAGATCGAAATACTGTTTATACAAATTTTCTTTTTGTTTCGTGGATTTATCTAATCCCAATGCGGAAACAATACTGATGAGATAACTTCGCTTTGTGTTCTCCTTGTAATCTTTTAATTTATCCAAGATGACAGGAATATCTTTTAGGAAATTTAGATTTTTAAGAGGACCGTTGTTTAATTTTTCGAGATTTCGGATGTATGTCTTGATGGATGACTCGGATAATTTCTTGTCTTGGAATTGTTTTTCCAAAAGAATTTTACAAGATGTGCTCATACTTATTTACATAACCTAAAGATTTTATTTTTACAAAAAATTTAAGTGTTTTTTTTTATATTAACTAGTAGATAAATGGACGACTTTGCAGAAGGACGACATCTTATTGAACCAAGAGCTCAACGGTTTCGTATAACCCCCGTTCCGGGAAAGGAAATCGACCAACTTAAACATTACGTGGATGCTCTTAAAGATAAATTCACGGAAGAAGACAGTAGGGTAATCGCTGAATTCAGAAAACAAAACGACAACCTACTAGGGTTGTACCAATTTACACAAAAATGGGTTGATAAATATGGTATTCCGAAAGGTGTGTTTCCACCCGAACGAGACATGTTACGAGAAAGAGAAGATGAAGAAATGGGCCGGATCGGTAGAGAAATGGACCGGATCGGTAGAGGACGCCTAAAGGGGAAGGGCTTACTTGACTTTTTCAGAAGAGGAGCTACTGCAGTAAGTGATGCCGTTGGTAAAGTTAAAGAGTTCTTTAGTCCGAACTTGTCTTCTTACAACAATGCCACCAACCGAGCACTAGTTGCCTATGGTAACAAACCGATAGAAAGTCTATCCATCTACCGTAAGCCTATCACTGAATTCTTTAATACAATTCTGAACACGGTAAGTGTGGGTAAATGGAGTCAATTACGAAAAAAATATGGCTTCGACGCAATGTTTCATCTAAGTCTTGTTGCCAAAGTTCGTGATGTGAATGACCTTATCTGTATTGAGAAACTGGATAGAGTCAGCGTGAGTAAAGACCTTAGTGAAGGTGAAGGATTAGAAATCTTTCCGATTCCATTACATGGAAAACAATTCACCATCTTTGAAATGCTCGAGAAAGCACGTGCAGATGTAGGAGATAAAAAGTTCTTCGAGTACGATGCATTCCGTAACAATTGTCAATGGTTTATTTCGTACTTGTTAAAAGGACAGGGTCTGTATGGTGAACGGGAAAAAGAATTTGTTTTCCAAGATATTTCTAGTATTGTAGCTGAACTACCGAGCTACGTGACTGATTTTCAACGAGGTGTAACAGACATAACTGCTACATTCAATAAGATAACTGGAGGAAGAAAACGACTAGTTGGTGGTATGGACTCTCGGCAAAAAAAACAAATGATTAAAGAAATTGAACAGATGATACTTTTTTTGTCTAAATTCTCGGGAAATGTGGATAATAGTGATTTGGTTGAATTTATGACTAATGTACACAACGGTACTGCTAACCTAGTACAAGATTACAACTTTTACAGAGGTGAATTACAACAAGAAATCGCGATGAGAATACAGATGGCCGAAGACATGGATCTTGATGGGGTAGTCCCAGAGGTAATTGAATATCTAAGTGATTATCCACTAGATGTTCTTTTCGGACTTTTTGATTATCATGAAAAATTACTTAATCCTGTGGAAGACGATGACATGGGCTCAATGGAAGCACAACAGTCGGATTCAGATGAGGACGTGGAAGCACAACAGTCGGATTCAGATGAAGAAAAACATCCACAAGGAAGTGGTATGTTTGGTGGTGCGTACGAACCCCCAGGGATGATGCTACCCTTTTCATCTTCACAAGGCTACCATCAGTATGGATTTGGAATCAACATTCCCCAAAAAGAATTTGTAAAAGAACATCGTCATCTGGTTAAATTACTTAATAAGAGTAGCATTCCTGCACTTCGTAGAGAAGCACATAAACAAGGAAAAGAACTAAAGATGAGAGGTGGCGCTGACATTAGAATTCAGCCCGAACCTCGTATTCTTTATCCAAGCCCACTTAACCCACGTAAATTAGATATTCGGGACACAATGAAACCGTTGCGATTATAATTAAAAAAAATATGTTGACTATGATATAAATGGCTGATACACCACCAAGAAGACAAGATACTGAATATCATGCCGAAATGGTACCTGATTCAGATGAAGAAGAAGATAACCGTACTCCGGCTGAGGTTCAGGAAGACGCCATGAAAGCTATGTTGCGTTTTTATAAACAACTTCCTACGAAAGCACAAAAAGATGCTCATTTACGAACCTATCCAGTATTCAAAAGATGGTATAAAAAATATTTACAAAAACAAAGGGGTGATAACAATGAGAGACCTCCAAAACGACCTCGTGGACCTCCTCCCCCTGACGATGGATCAGTAGCTCCTGTAGTTGGTATGGGTAAGCATAGCATCCTCAATAAACTCCGTGCATTAAAACAAGGATGTGGACAATCCACTTCCCGCTACAAACCTGCAGGATATGAACCTACCAAGCGAGACGTAAACATGGGTAAATTTGTGTTCGAAAATCCTCATTTGTTTATTATTCCGAATGATGAAATCACTAGAGATGCAGTACGTAAAATTGAAGCTGATATTGGTGTAAGAATCGGACATCCAGAGGTTGACACCAGGATCAAGTCATTATACGGAAGAATTCCTAAATTAGCAGAACGCTTAGCATGGATTGGTCAAAATGCCGAATTTCGACCTAACGCACGAGCACAACTATTTAAAGCTGAAGTAGAAGCCTTACAAAATAGACTCATGCCTATAGAACGCATTGTAGAAGAACGTGTAGACCCCGGAGATGAACCAGCCGTTCCGGGTTCATTCGATTTCCTAGACGAAGAAGAAAAGTACGAAGAACCCGGTTTATACGAAGACCCCGGCGTACAAGACGCCGCGGCCGCAGAACCGCCTGCACCTTTACAAGCTCGATTCCAAGATGCACTACGTACATATGCACAGATAAGAGAACATATACCTATTGCAGACCGTCGTGAAGCAGCTATTTTACATGCCCAAATAGAAACCATGGAAAGAGGTGCAGTATCACCTAATTTAATGCGTAGATTCATTGAACGAGTTAACCAACTACTAGGACCCGGTGTCGGTTCAGGAAGACAAGGAAGTGGTTTTGTAGAAGAAGGTATTGGTCGGTTTGCCAAGAAGTTGTTTGACACTGGAACTGATCTAGTCAAATCAAGCCATGGACGTAATCTACTAGGTGCTATTGGAGATGCAGCATTGAAAGGGATAACAGGAGGTAGTGCCGAACCACAACAGCACGCATTACATACACCACCATTGAGAGGAGGTAGCGCCGAACCACAACAACACGCATTACATACACCACCACTAGCATTCAGGTTCGGGAAGAAACGAGAGTATCTCGAGGGTTGAAATTATTACTAGATATTCCAGTGCAGAACATACATATTTACCGTAAATATGTATTCTAAATCGGTAATTATGATATTTTATGTTATTTACAACATATTTTTAGATATTTACCTATATATTATAGGTAAATAAGTATATTTACAGATATTTATAGATATTTAGAGTAAAAAGTTCGAACTTTTTACCCGAAACATATAGAAATATCTGTAAATATGTTGTAAATAAGTGTTATTTACTAGATCTAATGATATTTACATATATGATTTAGATATTTTATGATATTTACCGTAAATATCATCAGTTCATCGGGTATTTCTTTACATTTTAAATTTATTTTTATCTTTTCTCATTATAAAAGAATGTCGGTTCAGTTATTCAACAAGTATGCCGAATCTCAACCATTCCATATCTACTACCAGATGAATCTTATTAACAATGATACGGATAACCCTAGACCACCCATCCGTTTCACATACAATGAATCTCGTAATAACCCCTACTTACTTGCCCCTGATAACTACTATTTATCGATTGTCAGGTTCCATATTCAGTCACCAACTCTTCCTGTCTTTATTCCCCGAGTCGTTACTGGACAAGCCAACCCGAACTTAACCCCGTACATTATCACTCTGACGTATGTCTATAGTGGTACGACTTATACCTCTGGTACGTCCGGACAAATTATCTATGTCCCTTACGATTCAACCATCCCTGCACCTTCCACCTTTGTATCTCCGGGTGCTACGCTCTTGGATTTAACCAGTCCGTACTACTACATCTACAGCTATCAAGCATGGGTTAGTATGATTAACACTGCCTTCACCAATGCCTACAATCAACTAAACACAGTAGTAGTTGCCGCCGGTGGTACTCTGCCTAGTGCCTATGCTCCGTTCATGTCCATTGATCCTAACAATTTAACATGTACCATTAGTGCTGATGTAGCTGGTTATTCCACCTCTTTAACAGGTGGCACAGTCACCACAGCTCCTATTAAGATTTTCTGGAACACTCCTCTCTACATCTTGTACAATAACTTTACATGGCTTTACAACGGGCCTACAGCGGTAAACGACCTTGATGCACAGCTGATTTGTTACAACATGTACAACACCAATTTATTCACAGTGACGGTTACTGTTAGTCCATCTGTTACCTACTCGGCACTACAAATGTACCAAGAGGGTCAGACTGCAACCTTGCTGAATCCAGTACAAAGCATCGTGTTCACTACTTCCATTCTACCTGTCTATTTAGAAAACATTGGTATTCCTGCTATCTCTGGTAGTGCTAATTTGTACAATATTGGTAACAATGCCAATGTCATTCCGGTTATTACTGATTTTCAAGTACCGTTCACAGCACTGAATACGTACAAGCCAGACATCCAGTACACGCCATCGGGTGAATACCGTCTTATCGACCTGAACGGATCAAGTCCTTACCAGAATATTAACATCGATGTCCAGTGGAGAGATGTCTACGGTGCATACCATGATTTCACACTGGGTTCGGGTTGCAGTGGTTCGATGAAGATTATGTTTCGTAGAAAGGACTATTCCAATGTTAGTCAAGTCAATGTTCCAGACCATCACGTTAATTATCAACCTAATCAATAAAACCAACGAGAGCAACGTAGCGTCTATCGTGTTAAAATCGTGAAAGTATTAACAAAATCAACGACGCAGAGAAAAGAAAAACATGTAAAAAAAAATAAATTTTTATCTTTATTGATAATAAAGATGTCTCAAGATTTTAAAAAGTGTCTGGTTCGAGATGAACGTCTCAATGTTACCGATGCTATCCACTACGCAGTGGTAAAAGGCGGTCAGAATGTCACGCCCTCTCCATTTAACGCCGTGTCTCAATCACCGTCATCTATCACGTTCAACGTCCAGGTGCCTAGTGAACAAACCTTAATTGACCGTCGAGTCCTCTTTCAATCCACTGTAGTTCTTAAATTAGATGTTCTCGGCTCTGCTTCCAATGCTGGCCAAATGCCCATCAACTATGGTCTCACTGACGCACTTTCCCCATTCCCACTTCATCAGTTGGCGAGCGTGATGACATCGACCATTAATAACAACTCGGTATCGATCAACATCCGTGATGTTCTCCCCTCTATACTTCGTTTCAATGACCGCCGTGAATTACAACGCTACAACGGCTACTGCCCTGTTGCTTACGATTTAGTCCAATCCTACCCCTCTGCTGTCGGTGCCAACCTCAACATGCTTGGTGGCTGGGCCAATGCCGCCGACAATGACTTGCTTCCTCGTGGTGCTTGGGTCCTCGATGCCGTATCAACCACTGCTCCTGCCGCCGGCGGTACCATTACTACCATTGTAGCTCCTACTCCTCTTGTCAGCGGTGTTACTCAATCCATTTACGTCCAATTCACTTGTACCGAGCCTCTTCTGTTGTCTCCTTGGATTTTTGCCGATCCAGCCCACAACGGCCAAGGTATGTACGGCGTGCAAAATCTTAACTACCAGTTCAACATGGGTGATGCATCTCGTGTCTGGCGTACTGCAGCCGTTACTCCTACCACTATCAGTGGTTCTTCATACCCTATTCCTTGGATTACTTCTACGACAGTGTTCTCCTTTAACAACACCAAGCTTCTCTTCAACTTTCTCACGCCTCATCCCTCTGACTTAATGCCCGCCAGAAATTGCATGCCCTACTATGAGCTTCCTCGTTTCATCACCTCGAACTTGTCGCAAATTGCAGCCAGTACAGCTGTAGGGTTTCCCAACATTACGACTACCACTGTTTCGACCTCTTCTCTTCAGCTTAACCAAATTCCCGATAAGCTTATTATTAGCGTTCGTCAGCCCCTCAACACTCTTCAATATTCAGCTACTCCTTCAGTCAATGCTCTTGGTGGTGCCCCCGATTCATTCCTTTGCATCAAGGGTGTCAGCATTAACTTTAACAACATGTCTGGTATTCTCTCCGCGGCATCTCAGCAAGATCTGTACCGCTATTCCGTCGAGAACGGGTCCAATCAATCATGGCAAGAATTCTCTGGTTATGCCAACGTCCCTGACGGTGCTACTGGCGTTGGTCGTGCCATTGCTTGCTCTGGTTCTCTTCTAGTGCTTCAATTTGGCAAAGATATTCAACTTTCGGAAGATTTTTACGCTTCAGGTTCCCTTGGAAACTTCAATCTTCAAGTCAATCTCCAAGTATACAACCAGGCGGCTTACCCCATCACTCCTGAGATTTGCCTCATTACCATGAACAGCGGACTTTTCGTAAATGAACGTGGTACATCCAGTACTTACACCGGTATTCTTACCAAGCAAGACGTCCTCGATGCCTCCGCTATGGAACCCTACCATATGTCGGACGTCAAACGCATGGTCGGCGGTGGTTTCCTCGACAATCTCAAGGCGGTTATGGGTCGTTTCTTACCCAAGGCCCGTCAACATCTGGCTAGCATTGACCATCCCTATGCCAAGGCCGCTTCTCATGCACTTGGTGCCATGGGTTATGGACGTAGTGGTGCGGGAGCTTCTGGCGGTCGTTTGGAAGACCGTCTTCGTAAATAAAAAAAAATTATTATATTTTGCCATTGTAAAATGTCAAACTTAGAATTCGCAAAAGTATCTTCTGCTTATAACTTTGCATGCACTGCAATGACTGCCGGTGTAATCGCTCAAGTTATGCCTTCATCGTTCTTTCCTGGTGTTTCACGCATTCTTGGCGTTGTTCGTACAACTGCTGGCGGTACCGTTGGGCAACCATACGTCCGTAGTGTTGTCGGTCCGGCTGCCGGCGCTGCTGCTGCTACAATTACACTTCATTCAGCCAGTGCCCTCGACACATCTGTTTATACTATCTTCTGGGCAAATGAAACTGTTCCTTCCAATTCAACTATTCTGAGTTGCTAAATTTTTTTTTCATAAAAAAAAATATATATAGTAACATGGCTATTCCATTGGATAAGAAACTATACGAAAGAGCGAAACGTATTGCAGATCAAACATACGCAAAACCATCGGCTTATAAATCTGGATTCATCGTCAGGACATACAAAGAAATGGGCGGCACATATAAGAATACGGGTGAAAAAAAACAACTCAAAGAATGGTTTGACGAAAAATGGTCTGATATTGGAAATAAAGAATATCCCGTTTATCGACCCACGAAACGTGTTAGTAAAGATACACCTCTGACTCCATCTGAGATTGATCCAGATAACTTAAAGAAACAAATTGCATTGAAACAAATTATAAAAGGTAAACAAAACTTACCGCCATTCCAAAAAAAATAAAAAAAATATATTCATTATAATAGTAAATATGCCATATGCCAATGAGTATAATGCCAGTATTGCAAATCAATTACGTCACCATGATGAAAAGTACAGCGACATTCATGCTTTCTCTCCTATGCAAGGCAGTTTCTATCGTCAAATGGATGGGGCTGGGGCGCCTCATTCTGCCCAGTTCAACCTTGGTAATGCTAACAAGCAAGATGGCAATGATGGCATTTATAATAATGATCTAGAATTAGGTGAGCCATACTATTACGGGGCACCTCCGTATGGATTAAACACTCCTGCTATTGTTGGAAGTGGTATGGGCCAGCAAATGGGATGTGGTATGTCGGGGGGTATGGACCGTATGGTTGGTGGTTCAGGTTTCGCACGAGGGACATTCCGTGATACTGGATACGGTAGCCAAGAAGGTTCTGGCATGCACGGTGGATTCTCACTCGGCGATTTGGGAAACACTGATTTTTACAGAGATATTAAAATAAATAAATCGGGTGGTCCCGTTAAACTCGGTGATTTAGGAAATACTGATTTCTACAGAGACATTCAGGTGGGAAAAGGTATGCACGGTGGATTCTCACTTGGTGATTTGGGAAACACTGATTTTTACAGAGACATTAAAGTCACTAAATCGGGTGGTCCCGTTAAACTCGGTGATTTAGGAAATACTGATTTCTACAGAGACATTCAGGTTGGCAAAGGTATGTCCGGTGGATTCTCACTTGGTGATTTGGGAAATACTGATTTCTACAAAGACATTAAAATAAATAAATCGGGTGGTCCCGTTAAACTCGGTGATTTAGGAAATACTGATTTCTACAGAGACATTCAGGTTGGCAAAGGTATGCACGGAGGCTTTTCACTTGGCGATTTAGGAAATACTGATTTCTATAAAGACATTACAGTAAATAAATCCGGTCCATTCAAAGTAAGCGATCTAGGTAACACTGATTTCTACAGAGACATTCAAATTGGCAAAAAAGGAAGCGCTCGAAAATTCTATAACATGGCCAAAAAACAAGGAGGTGCATTTTTCGACGACTTAAAGAACTTCTTTACCAAAACAATTCCTAGTGGACTTGATAAAGGAGCAAGAGCAATTGACCAAGGAGTGAAAGATTCATTGAAATCAATCAATCGAGCTTTTGGTAATAAAGAGTACATGAAAGAATTAGAATTTAAACAAGATAAAGATGCATTTGTACCTAGACCAGTAGGAGGGAGAAAGAAAAAAGGTAAATCAGGAGGTGCTATATTAGGGAATCCCGATATGTATGAAAGCCCTAAACCTCTCCCTGATAGTCCAACTCTTGGTATTCAACCTCAATCACAAGGTGTCATGGAAGTCCCCCAAGTCGTTCCGGTACCCGCACAAGCTCAAGTTACACAATCGGCTCCACCTATGCAAAATATGGGATCTGGGAAAATCTCTCTTCGAGAAAAAGACGCTTTAAAATCAGTTCTAGAAAAACATGGTGGCAAGGTATCCAAAGCTATGATTGAAAAATTCGTCATGAAAGAAAAAGGTATTAGTAAAGCGGAAGCAGCTAAACTCGTGAAAGAACATGGCATGTACAACAAAGGTATGAAAATGGGTGCCGGTTTCTGGGACGATTTCAAACGTGGTTTCAATATGGTCTTCGAGCCTGGAAGCAAGTACATTCTCAAACCTCTTCTGGCTACGACGGGTCCTCAAGGAATCGCAGCTGCTGCTGGATTATCAGCACTCGGATACGGTAAAAAAAAGGGTGGCAAGTCTTTTTCAACGAGACCCATTCAATTACCCGATAATGATGTCGTGGTACCAAAAGCACAAATGCAAAGTTCTTACATGAGTGGAGGTGCTAGTGGATGTGGTGTAAGTGGTGGTGGTCGTGCTGAACGGGCTTGTATCGTGAAGCGGGTCATGGCTGAGAAAGGGTTATCCATGATCCAGGCGTCAAAATATGTAAAGGAACATGGATTATTCAAGGGGAAAAAATGAAAAAAACTTAAACAAACGTAAAGGAACTTAAAGACATCAGTCATATATATAGTATGCCTGATTATTCTCAAGCGAAGATTTACAAGATCATCGGTGGTGAAGAATGTTACATTGGAAGTACAGCTGAAAAGTATTTAAGTAACAGGATGGGAGGACATCGAACGAGTTATAAATTATGGAAGAATGGAAAAAAAAATTTTATTACATCTTTTACTCTGTTCGATAAGTACGGTGTAGAGAATTGTAGAATTGAATTAATTGAAATGTTCGCATGTGCTTGTGTTGAAGAACTTCGTAAACAAGAGGGTGAATGGATTAAAAAAAATGAGTGTATTAATAAAAGAATTGAAGGAAGGACTCAAAAACAGTACAAAGAAGAACATAAAGAAGAAATTCAACTTTACAAACAACAATATGTAGAAGAACATAAAGAAGAAATTCAACAGTACCAACGTCAATATGCAGAAGAACATAAAGAAGAACTTCAACAGTACCGACAACAGTACTACGAAGAAAAGAAAGAGGAGATTTTAGAAAGAATGTCCGTAAAATACACGTGCGAATGTGGTACTACTCTTCGCTTATGTAATAAATCTCGTCATAATCGTACGAAAAAACATCTTACATTTTTGCAAAAATAAATCTTCTTTATTCATAATAAAGAAATGCCTCAACTAAGTGAGAGTCAACTGAATCTACGTCGTAAGCAAACAAATGAAATTCTCAATGTTTGGAATGATATTTCGAGGCAAGTGTTTAGCCGTGAAAGAGTGCAAGCAGCCAATTTTCAATCTGGTGTTCAACCACAGAAAACACGAGACGCTGAATCAGAAGTTAACTCCAGTGCGATGATTGAGAATCTGAATAAATTAATGGAGGAAAAAGTACTTTCGTTAGAACGGTTACTTGTTAGTTATGATGAAAAGAATTTTGCCAACGTCGTTCTCGTCAGTGATATTATTAACATATATAATAGTATTCTGCGGATCTATGTTGCGCCCAATATTGCTCGTGCCTCTCGTGAATTAATCAAGGTAAAATTGCAAGAGTTGGAACCTAATGCCAAGGCCCTGTCCTATGGTGTAAATGAAATGATAAATATTTTATTTGAACGTGCCCCTGATAAACGAATTTACAACTTGGTTCGTGCTCAGACAGTCTATAATATTATTAAAAAACAACTTGAATCGAACAACTACTATCTAATTGATAAAAGTACATTGGATTCTGAATTTCGTAATGTTCTTTCCCAACAAAGTCAAGAACGACGCAACTTTCTTGCTGGTTTGGCCGAAGCGGAACCATCCGATGTCCCTCTCTATGGTCGACTCAAACAGTACCCTGTATTTGATTCCAATTTAAGTCAACGTCTTGATCAATTGCGAGATGATATTGGTATCGATTTAGCCGATGATTTACGCCAGAATCTCGAACGATTACCTGATAAAGAAGCCATCTCCGAAGTTGATAGATTACGAAGAGAAGTGCCAGGTGCTGGTGCTAGTCTAGCGGCGTCTCGCATTGAATTAGATGGATTGAACAGACAATTCGAAGATGAGGACCAGAAATACCAGGATCTAAGTCGTCAATTACAATTCGTGTTAGAACGAAAGGCCTCAGTAGATAAAGAAGTACGAAACAAGTCCGACTACATTCAACGTCAGAATTTACAATTGAAACGATTAGAGAGTGACTTAAACGACGAGAACGCTCCGATTGCTCCTATCCGACGACAGATGTTGTTCATTACACGATTCAAGGTTAAATTAACTGAAGATTTAGCTAAATTAATAGAGTTACAAGCTGAGGGTGTAGGTGTTGCCGAAGATATTCAACAAAAGTTATTTGAAAGTCAAGAAAGAATGAATCAATTATCAAACTACATTTCTGACATGGATGACAACATTCGTAATTCACAACAAGAGTTATTATCTACTGTTGAAGTTAAAGGTATTCCACAAAAACTCGGACGTGGCATGAAGAAAGTAGTGAAGCGTGGTATGGGTAGCATGGTCAACAGCTATCGTGAAACCGAACATGTCGATAAAGAAAAACACAAACAAGAATTAGCAGATGATAAAGACAATACCAAGAAGAGATCAAAGCATGTTCCCATCCGATTCAATCAAGAAGCCAATAGTGTCTATTCATAAAAACATTTTTACACAAAAAATATAAAAATTATTTTCTTTACTTATTTATAAATGCCCGAGTTATACAGTTTCGTTTTCCTGAAAGAAGAGTTAGACGGGGTCGAATGGAATAAAACCAATGCCATTGAATTTCTTACTGCACAAAAAATACCTTTCATGCAATCCATTGAAGACGATAGAATGATCTGTTTCATCACTCAGATGGGCGAGGAAGACAAAGAATACACGCTAGTCGCCATCGGACAACAAGTATTCATCGTGGTAGATAAAACGGAAGCCGAACAAGAAGCAAAGGACGAAGAAAAGGACGAAGAAAAAGAAGTAGTGGATGAGGAGAGCGGTCTCCCCGTGGATGAGGTGAAAGAGTAAAATATTATTCATCAATAATATTTTTTAAAATACATAAGGCAAATGATGGTATAAATCTGCAACTGCTTGTAACATTACCATATCTACCTTTTTAATGAGACGGCTTCGAAGGCGTGATACATTATTTGATTCATTCGCTTTACGACGAAATTCAGAGTCATTTTCATATCGATTTTTAAAGTAGTCTTTAAGGTATTGTTTAGAGTGTTCCGAAAATATGCGAGGCATTGTATATGTACTATTGTATACATATTCCTTTAGATTAAAATTTATTTCATTTTTTTATCAAAATGAAAAATCGCTCCCGCTATTGATTAATAGTGAGTGACGAGTGACGAGTGACGAGTGAGTTTTCTACTCTCTCCCATTATCCATTTTCTAATTTTATTTTCAAAATAAAATAAATTGACTAAAAAATTTTCATTTTGAAAAAAAAATTTTTTTTTGATTTTCCAAAACGTTTCAAAACTCACTCGTCACTCGTCACTCGTC